GCCGCCGCCCACCTCGACGTCGTTGACGCGGATCACAGCCCGACCGCCTCCACGGTCGCGGTCGTGCCGGAGGTCGAGGTCACCGTCAGACGCACGGTCACGCAGGGCTCGTCGGTGACGCTGATCGTGAGCGCGCCGGCCGCCGCGAGCGGGATGCCCGTGGTCACGGAGCGCGCCGCGCCCGGCGTCACGAGGGGGATCGTCGTCACCGTCAGGGCGGTGATGGCGTTCGTCGAGCCGCTGTTCTTCAGCGTGATCTCGACCGCGCGGGCGCCGTTCGTGGGGATGTCGATGTCCGTCGCCACGCCCGCGGCGAGGGCGTGCGCCTGCGCCGCGTAGTGGCAGAGGAAGGGAGGGGTGACCGTCGCCATGCTGCTCCTATGGTCAGTGGTGAAAATCGGCCCCGAGGCGCGTAGGCTCCCGGAGCATGAGGTTTTCGTGAGCTCCCCCGCCGGGAGCGTCCTGTGCGGCGCCTGCCGCTCGTGGGTCGCGCCGAGGCACGCGCAGACGGCGCAGGGCCCGTGGCGCTACTGCGCGGCGTGCGGGGCTTCGATGGGGCCGGCGCCGCCGCCGCCCGTCAGCGCGGACACGGGTCGCGCGTGGTCGCAGGTCGCGCTCGTCGCAACCGCTCTCCTGATCGTCGGCGCAGCGTGCGCCCTCTACGTGAGGTTCTTCGTATGACCCGGATCGTCGCGATGCTCGCCGCCCTCGTCGCCTTCGCCCTCGCCGCCTGCGGCGCGGAGCCTGCCCCGTCGTGCGGGGTCATCGGCCGAACCGCCCCGTGCGCCTGCCCCGGCGGCGCTCAGGGCGCGCAGGAGTGCGGGCCCCTCGGCGTGTGGGGCGCGTGCGCGTGCCCCGGAGGCGACGCGGGGGCGGAGGCCGCAGCGCCAGATGTCCCGCCGCCGCCCGTGGACGGCCCCGCAGGGCCCGAGGCGGGGGCAGATGCCCCGGAGGTAGCGGCGGACGCCTCGGCGCCCTTGGACGGGCCGGCGGATGCGGCGCCGGATGGGCCGCTGCCGCCAACGGCCGACGCTCAGGCGGACGGCGGGTGCCCGGAGGGCTTCGCGATGTGCGTCGGCACCACCTGCAACAACATCCTCACGTCGCGGATGTGGTGCGGGTCGTGCCGAACGCTCTGCGGTCCGCTCTCGGAATGCTTCGGCGGGCGGTGCGTGACCCGGTCGAGCGGCGTCTCCTGCGAGCCTGGGCGCGGCGACTGCGACGGCGAGGCCGCCAACGGCTGCGAGACCGACACGTTCACGTCCCGCGAGCACTGCGGCGGGTGCGGGCGGTCGTGCACCCCGTCGATGCGCTGCGTCGCCGGGTCGTGCGCCCTCGGCGGCGGGTGACTATTCGTAGAACCCGTGGACGGACAGCGTGAGCGTGGGCGAACTGGTGAAGTTCGACACGCGATAGGCGACGTCCTGATCCGCATCGGTGATGATGTCGAGCACCTGCGTCGTGCTCGCGGCGTTGATGCTCGGCACGGGGATCGCGATCTCGTCCGCGCCGCTCTCGCCTTCGGTGCGAAGGAAAGCGTAGTTGTTTGCGCTGCCCGTCGTGCTCACGGCCTCGGCGCGCACGGTGGCGAGCTGCGTGTGCGAGGGCACGAGGCCGGCGAGATCGACCGCGGTGTTGCTCGTCGCGTTGCCGGCGTTGAGGACGCGCGTGTCGGCGACAGCGCTGCCGGCGAAGTTGTAGACGTAGCGCCCGCGCTTCATGCGCAGCGGCACCGGGGCGCCCGTGCTCAGGGTCGGGAAGCACCCGAGGTAGATCCGCGTCGAGTCGCCGTTCTTGATGCAGAGGTTCGCGTTCGGCATCGTCTGCGAAATCTCGAAGTCGAGGCTCCCCGCATTGTCGTAGGCGTAGACGTAGTACCAATCGCTGTTCGCGAGGTTGCCGCCGCCCTCGATCTTCGACGCGCCGATGGTGCCGCCCGCGTAGGCGTACGTCTTGTGCGTCGTCGTCCCGCTGCGGTACGTCTGAACGTGCGAGATGGCGCCGATGCCGACGGTGAAGCTGGAGTTGGTGCCGCCCGACGCGACGTAGAGCGACTCGGCCCACGCGGGGCGCGAGAAGGCGGTCGCGTCCTTGGCGAACTCGCAGCGGTCGGCGAACGCCTGAAGCAGCGTCGCGACGGGGGCGCTTCCGCCGTCCATCATCACGCGCTCGCCCGCCACCGCGCGGGTGAGGGTGGCGCCGTCGTGCTTGGAAACCGGAGTGATCGTTGCGGTCATGCGTCGTCGTTCCTGTCAGGTGAAGGCGTCCCACGCGAGGAGCGGCGAATCCCACATCGCGTCGTCCTCGCTCGAATCCCACTCGATCGCGGACCACTCGACCGCGTCGTCGCCGGTGTCCCACACGTCGTCACCGTCCCACAGGACGTCGAGGTCCCACAGGAGGCCGCCGAAGGTGACGAGCACGCGGTCGCACACGTCGCGGGCGTTGATCCACTGCCGCACCACGCGGCGGAGCTGCGGCCGGATCACGTCGGGGTCGGCCGTCTCGGCGCCGTCCGCCGCGCGGTACTCGTCCCACGTCGCGTCGCCGTCCCACGTCGCCGACCCGTCCCACGCGCCGAGGCCGCGGAAGATGAGCGTCACGCGGGCCCAGCGCGTCGCGTCGGAGTCCGACGGCATCTCCGCGTGCGAGTAGACGGACGGGTAGCCGTAGCCGAGCAGCCCGACGGCCTGCCCGATGCCGTAGCGGGTGCCGAGCCACGACCACGACTCCCACGCGCCGCGAATGCGCTCGCGCCACGAAGCGTCAGTCTCGTCGTCGAGGGCCCGGTCGAGGCCGCGGTCGGTGCCGAGGCGGTCGAGCGCGTCGGAGGGGGCGTCGTCCACGAAGCGGGCGCGCACGGCCTCCTTGGCGAGCGAGACGGCCGTGTCCTTGTGGGCGCCGAGGGACTGCGCCCAGCGCTCCCCCCACGCGCCACGCAGCCCCGAAGGCTGTAGCGTCGGCTGCCACTCGCGGTACGTGCTCACACGGTCACCCACGTCAGCGAGACGGCGCCGACGACGGCGACCTGCCCCGCGGTGATCGTCCCGTCAGCGGAGGGCTGCGACACGTCCACGTCGCGCACACCAGCGGCCGCGTAGATCGCGGCGCCGAGCTTCACCACGTCGACCACCGCGTCGCCCATGTCGAGGCCGTTGATGTAGGCGTCGATCGCGTCGGTCGCGAGTGCGCGGTTCGCGGTCGAGTCGCTCGCGGCGAGGACGTAGACCGTCGCCGTCACGTTGACCGTGACCGCCGTCGCTGCGGTGACCGTCGGCGAGTCAGTGACGGGCTTGACGGTGTCGATGTACCCCTGCACCGCCGCGACCTGCGGCGACGTGGCCGTCGCCGCGGCCTGCGCGACATACACGGTTAGCGTGCCGTCGCCGCCGCCCGGGACGGCCTGCGCGCGCGTGACGCCCGCGGCCGCGACGGCGGAGGTGTTGAGCGCGTTGTACTCGTAGGCGTCGAGGTTGGCGCCGCGGCCGAGGGTCGACCACCGCAGGCGGCAGCGCGCGCGAAGGTCGGCGTCGGCCTCGTCGTCCACAGCGGAGGTCGTCGCCCACGACGTCACCGCGGAGACGGTCACCCCCGCGAGCGCGGGCGAGACGATGAAATCGATGTTGTCGCCCGAGACGTTGTACGCGGTGCCGGCGGTCTCGGCCTTCACCGTCAGCGAGAGCGTGCCGCCCGACGCGAGCACCTCCGTCGAGGCGTTCGTCGAGCGCCAACGGCGGGTCCCGTCGCTCACGACGAGGCTGTACGCGGTGACGTTGTACGGCCCCGCGGCGCCGTCGCACGACAGCGTGACGCGGCCCTCCATGAAGGTCGCGAGCTCGCGATCGAGGTCGAAGACGCCCTTCGCGAGCAGCGTGAGCCAATCGCCCGACGCCTCGTCGAGGTAGCCGCCGCTCGCCACCTCGGCGATGACGGCGCGGAGGTCGGCGAGGGCTGCGGCGTCGGCGCGCGCGAGGGTTCGCCCGGCGTTGCCCGACTGCCACGCGGTCACCGGGAAGCCCTGCGCCGCGAGCGTCGCGAGGATCTCGGTGAGGTACGTGTCGGCGCTCTTGGCGGTCTGAAGCTCTGCGAACGTCGTCACTACACGGGCTCCGCGGCGAGGATCTCGGTGGTCACCGCCGACACGGCGAGGACGAGGCGAAAGGGCCCGTCGCCGGTGGTGAGGATGAGCTTGACGGTCAGCGCGCCCGACGCGAACGACACCGTCACGTCCGCGCGCTCGACGCGCTCGTCGGCCTCGGCCTCACGCTTGACGAACGCCGCCATCGTCGCGAGGTCGGACGGCGTCAGCGCGCCGTTGAGCCGCGAGCGCACGTCGAAGCCGTACGCCTCGTCGTCGATGAGCGAGCCGCGCGGCGTGATGAGCCGCCGCCCGATGGCCTGCGCGAGCGCGCGCCAGCCCGACACCGTGCCGAAGTACGGGTCGAGGTCCGCCGCGTCGGGCGTGCTGATGTCGGTCCCGAATGTCGCCACGTCAGGGGATGCGGAGGGCGTCGGAGCCCTCGGAGATGGTGCCGACCACGGACGGCACAGTGAGGATGCCGAGCGCGCTGGAGACGGAGGACATCCACGTCGCCATGCCGGCAGTCTTCGTCACGTCGTCGCCCTCGCGGGCGGCTCGCGCGGTGGCGCCGTTGACCGTGATGCGCGTCACCGCGCCAGCGGCCCAAAGGCACGCGACGGGCTTGGACGGGTCGCCGCCCTCGTAGGTGAGCGTCACGCGCTCGCCCGCAGGAACCGTCACCGTCACGCCGGGGAGGCCGTAGCGGATCGGCACGCCGGAGCATGGCGGGACGCGTGGGTCGTCGGGGACGAGGTCGAGCAGCCCCGCGGCGCTCTGCGAGACGACGCGCGCGGGGTAGTGGGCGAGGTAGTCCACGCGGCGAAGCGCGCGTCGCACGACCGCATCCACGGCCGCTCCGAGGCCCGTGGCGCCCTCGGCGGTGACGACGGCGCGGAGGTCCCGCGGCGTCGCGCGGAAGTCGACCTGTCCAACGCGGATCGGGTCGCGGCCCGTGAGCGTCAGGGCGACGCCGGGGGTGATGCCGAGCACGTCGCCCGCGAGCACGTAGCGCCCCGCCTCGGGGTACTCCTCGACCACGTCGACCGCGCCCGCGGGCGTGTAGGCGGCCCATGCGTCGGCGCCAACCCACACGGTGCCGTCGGCGAGGGTGCGCCAGGCGTAGCCCGCGGCGCGCGCCACGTCGGCGACGGCGGTGGACGCCGCGGCCTCGACGCGGTGCCACAGCGGCGCCACGGCGGAGAGCGACCCCGCCGTCGAGGCGAGCGCCTCGCCCGCGTCGAGCAGCGCCCCCGCGAGCACGTCGGAGAGCGTCGAGCCGCGCAGGGCCACGGCGGGGAGCGTGCCCGAGAGCCCGCCCGCGCCGCCGACCACGCGGCCGCGCCACGAGCCCGCGACGAGGCCGCCGCGGTGGACGGTGCCGCGCCACGTCGCGCCGTCGATCGTAAGCGCCACGGCGCCGGTGACGGCCTCCGCGGTGTCCACGTCGAGGTCGGCGACCCACGCGCCCACGCGGGGCACGGAGAGCGCGCACGCAGTCACCCGCGCGCCGTTGGCGGTGATCTCGGCCACGTCAGGGGCTGGCGGCGCCCGACGCGCTCGGCGCCGGGATCGGGTTGTTGCGGAAGGCCGTCGCGATGCGCGGGTCGAGATCCGCGCGGTCGTCCGTCTGCGGCGCGGGCGTCGCGCGCCGTGTGGCGTTGCGCGGCGGCGGGTCGCGGTACTCCGTCGCGCGGATCGTCCAGACGAGCTTCCCGTCCTGCGGGACCGGGAGCGTCGCGCCGGTGACGTACACCTGCGTGATGCCCGCGAACTGGAGCGACGGGTACGCCACGTCGAGCGCGCGCCCGCGCGCCGACCCGCCGCCGCGGGGGGCGACGAGCGCGGCGAGGGACTCGATCTGCGCGGCGTGCTCCGGGAGCCACGCCGTCAGCGTGAAGGTGAGGTCGACGAGGTCGTACCCCTTGTCGACGATGCGCGCGCCGTCGCTGCCGGCAGCACGGCGGCGGTCGAGCTTCTTCTTGAAGGCGTCGCCGGTGACGGTGGTCACGCCGTCGAAGCGCAGCCCGCCGAGCGTGAGCACGTCCCACGCCCCGCCGCCGGCCTCGTGGGGGATCGCGATGGTCGCCACGGCTAGACGGTTCCGCCCGAGAGCGCGAGGCGGTCGAAGGTGACGCCCATGCGCTGCTCGATCTCGTCCACGATGCCGAGCGCCTCGCGCCCCGCGCCGTCGACGAACACCTGGAACACACCGCCGCGGCCCGCGAAGGCGCCCGCAGCGCCCGCGGCGTCGGGCGGCGCCACCATGGCCGCCATCGCGTCCTGCGCGCCCCGCGTGCCCCCGTGGACGCCGCGCTCGAAGCCCTCGGCGGTGTGCCCGCCGATCTCCGCGAAGACGCGCGACGGGGAGGCGATGCCAAGCGTCTCGCGCGCGGCCGTGATGGCGTTGTCCGCGAGGCCGCGGACGGCGCCGGTCACGCGCTCGTAGCCCGACGTGATGCCTGACGTGATGCCGTCGACGATGGCTGTGCCGATCGTCGTCCACCCCTGCGTGGCGAGGGAGCCGAATTGCTGCGGGAGGGAGAGGATGAACTGCACGAACCGCAGCGCCTCCGCGCCGACGATCGTCAGCACCGAGCCGAGCGCAGCGAAGCCCGCCACGACCTGCACGGAGACGCCGACGAGGTAGCCGAGCGCGTCGGCGAACGACATCGCGAAGGCGAGCCACTGCTCGCGGCTCCCGGTGTCGCCGTTGAGCGTTTGCAGGAGCGGCCCGAGGGCGCGGCCAAGCCCCTGGATGAACGCGCCGCCGACCTCGCGCATGGCTTGGAAGAGCGGCGGGAGCACGTCGGCGAGCGTCGACACGAAGCCCTCGATGCGCTGTGGGGTGAAGACGCCCGCGAACATCCCCGCGGCCTCGTTGATGATGCCGGCGACGCTGCGCTGTAGCTTCTGCCCGGCCTCGGACGAGCCGTTGAAGGCGTTGGCGATGGCCGTGATGCTCGCGGCGAACGCGCGGACGCCGGGGAGGTTCTCCAGTTGGTTGATGCCCGACACGAGGCCGAAGACGGCCTCTTCGAGGTTGGACATCGAGCCGGCGAGGGTGCCGCCCTGCGCGGCCGCGAAGCCGCCGAGGCGCTCGCCGGTGAGGGTGGACACCGACGAAAGCGCGGCGCTCACGCCCTCGGCGCCGGTGATGCGCCCGGAGCGCATGAGGTCCTGGACCGCGCGGGTGTTCTGCTCCTCGGTCCCGGTCATGCCGCGCTGGCGCGCGATGGCCGCGAACACGTCGGCGCGGCCGATGCCGAGCTCCCCGAGCTGGTTGAGCTCCTCCGCTTGCAGCGCGCCGCGGCCGCGGATCTGCCCGAGGGCGCGGACGAACCGCGACTGCGCGGTCGAGTCGTTGGGGTTGAGCGCGCCCACGTCGCGCGACGCGGCGAGCACGCGCTCCTCGTCGCGCCCGCGGAAGCCCGCGGCGGCGAGCTGGGAGCGGGCGGAGATCACGTCGCGCTCGTTGCCCGGCGTCAGCCGCGCGATGGCCTGCGTTTGCCGGAACGCGGCGCCGCCAACGCGCCCGATCACCTCGCGGCCCTGCCCGCGCCCGCGGAGCAGCGTGCCGAGCGTCACGACGGCCGACTCGCGGAACCGGATCATCTCCGTGACGCTGCGGCCGATGCTCGCGGCGACGCCGAGGAAGGCGCCGCCGATGCCGACCGCGATCCCCGTCACAGCCGTCGCCACGCCCGCGAGACGGCCGAGTCCCTGCACCGCGGTCCCGACGGTCTCGGAGAGGTTGCCCGAGGTCGTCGACAGCCCGCGGATTCGCGCGTCGGCCGCGAGCAGGCGCCGCCCGAAGTCGTCGACGCTGCGCCCCGCCCCGCCGAGCGGGCCGGAGATGAGGTCGCGCGCCTGGAAGCGCCACGTCAGCGTGTCTGCCACGGGTCAGGTCTTCTTCGTGTGGGCGACGCGGTGGATGTGCAGCGCCTCGGCGACGAGCATCGCCCCGGCGCGCGCGTAGGGCTCGAGGTCGTCGGGGTCGCGCCCTGCGAGGGCGAGGACGCACGACGACGCTTCCCACAGGTCGCCGCGCGCCTTGTCCCGCAGGGCTACGATTCCCCCACGGACGCCTTGAACTTCCGCCCGACGCGGCCGCAGAGCTCGCGGCCCGCCTGCTCGGCGATCCACGGGGCCTCGTCGCGGATGGCATCGAACGCCGCGCGATCGGGGTGCACGAGCAGCTCGCGGGCGATGAGTTCCGCCGCCATGCCCGAGGCGTCGTCGCCCGCGAGCAGGCGCTTGTCGGCGGCGTTGAGCCGGCGCCAGTGCGCCGCCGTCGCGGCCTTGAACGCGAGCGAGTCGTCCGCGCCCTCGGTCAGGTTGATGACGAGCAGCGGCCCGTGCTTCGCTTCGAGCGCCTTCACCTCATCAGCGGAGAGCCGCGCCATCACTGAACCTGCGCGGTCACGGTGTCGTCATCGATGGGCGACACGCCGTTGATGGTGAGACCCGTGTACATGAACGGCACCTCCACGCTCAGAGGATCGGTCCCGTTCTCGCCGCCGCCCTTGCCGCCGCCGAAGCGGACGCCGGTCAGCACCTCCTTGGAGGTGCCGAGCACAGCGTCGCTGTACTGCACGACGACGGTGCGCACCACGTCGCACCAGCCCGCCGTCGAGGCGACGCGGTCGTACTCCGAGCGCAGGAAGGTGATGGAGCCGTTCCCGGGCTTGAAGCGCCCGCGCGTCATGCCGAGGGGCTTGCGGCCGGCGCCCTCGACGAGCGCGCGCTCGACCGTCCACTCGTAGGAGATCGCGGTGAACTTCACGAGGGGCTGCTCGCCGTCCGTGCGGACTTCGATGCTGCTCCAGTCGTACTCGCGGTCGTTGATCGTCGCCATGGTCACGCCACCGTCGCGGAGAGGGAGAGGTCGATGTCGATCGTGGTGGCGTAGCCGAGCGGCTGCACGCGCACCTTGAAGTTGAGCGTCGAGGTGGACAGCACGTTGTTGGTGCGGTCGACCTGCGCGGAGACGGCCGACGCGAGCCCCGTCGCGACGAGGTCCTGACGGAGCGCCGCGCTGACGCGGCCATCGATGGCGTCGGCGTCGCGCGGGTCGATCTTGCCGCCCGTGATCGTGCGCACCGCGGAGTTGATGTACTCCTGCATGATGCTCACGGCGAGGCGCGCGGCCTCCTTCACGACGCGGACGTTCATGATGCTCGTGAAGTCGCTCCCGGCCGTCGCGCGGGTCATCGCGGGGGCGTAGTAGCCGCCGCGCCCGGGGAGGCTCTGCGCGCCCATGAAGCGCCCCGTGTCGAGGCTCGTGAGCGTGCGGAGGTCGTGCACGAGGTCGCCGTCGTCGATCCCGGAGAGCGGGCCCGAGAGCACGCGGCCGGGGTGGTCGGCGAGGCCGTTGACGCCCACGGCACGGGCGAGCGCGAGGCGCGGGCCGATCACCCACGCGACGTTGCGGCGCATCGAGCAGCCCCACAGCGCGTCGTCGTGCTCGGCGAAGCCGGCGGCGACCGCGCCGTGCCGCGAGGAGAAGGCCGAGAAGCCCGGGGAGCCACCGAGGAGCACGCCGGTCCACGTCGACACGCTCTCGCCGCTCGACTGATCCCGCGTGCCGGCGAGCCACCAGCGATAGAGGTTCGTCGACTCCAGCCCGCTGACGCTCGTGTCGAGCGTCCCGACGGTTGCGCCCGTGACGTGCTCCGCGACCTGCACGTACTCGTGGTCGTACGTCGTCGCTTCGAGCGCGTCGAGCGCGAGGCCGAGGGCGGTGGTGTCCCAGATCGGCGCCGTCGCGGTGAAGGTGAAGGTGTCGCCCACCACGAAGGTCCCGTCGGCGAAGTCCGTCACGATGCCGGTGTTCGGGATCGTGATGGAGCCGTCCGCGGGGACCGCGAACTCCTCGGAGTACGCGGTGCCCCCGTCGAGGCTGATCTTGACAGCCGCCGTCAGCGCCGCGAGGTCAGCGCCCGCGCGCGTCACGAGGTACTTCACGCGGAAGTCGTCGCGCGCCGTCGACGTGGTGACCGTGAGCACCGCCGTCGAGGTGTTCGACGAGCCCGCGGTCACCGACGAGCAGGAGCCCGCGGTCGACGACGTGGCCTTCACGAGCACGAGCGGCCCGCCGACGGTGCGGAAGTAGTCGGCCGCGAGCGCCGTGAGCTTGCCGTAGCCGAAGGTCGAGAGCGCGTCCTCGAACGACGCGGCGAGGTAGGCGGCGGCGGCGGTGCCCGACGACGAGCAGCCGACGAGCGCGGGCGGCCGCGCGAGCTCGCGCGTGACGCCGAGCCCGCCGTCGCCGATGGTCAGCGTGGTGGAGGCGATGGGCATGGGGTTCCTTGGGGGCGTGGGGTCAGGGCGTGTCGGAGGGCACGAGCACCTCGCCGTCGCCGTCCGCGGCGTCGGAGGTGTTGGGGGTGACGGTCGTGACGGTCGCCACCGTGGGCGCCGTCTCGGGCACGTAGGCGCGCAGGGTCACGCGGAGCGTGGTCGACTCGCCGAGCGTCAGCGCGTCGCCCTGCGCCCACCGGCCCGCGCCGATGGCGTAGACGCTCGGCCCCGCGGCGCTGTGCAGCGCGCGCACGAGGGCGTCGCGCAGGGAGGCGGCGGCCTCGAAGTCCTCGCCCCAGCACTCCACGTCGAACGTCGTCGGCATGGCGCAGAGCGCCCGCTGTAGGCCCGTGGCGAGGGGCGAGAGCTTCGGGGCCGCGCCGGGCTCGTCGGCGAGCGGGAGCCACCGCACGCGCGGCGGTGACCCCTGGTCATCGGCGACGCGCCACCCGACGCCGAAGGTGCAGCCCGCCACCTCGGCGAGCACGGCGGCGTTGACGGCGGCGATGGTCGCGGAGAGGGTCACTGCGGGAGCAGGATCGCGATGGCCTCGCGGGCGGCGTCCTCAAGGGTGCGCGCCCACGTCGGCGGGAGGTTCGGGAGCGGCAGGAAGGGGCGCGCGGGGATCGCGCCGCGGCCGTACTGGTGCGTCGCCGCGTAGACGAGCCCCGTCCCGATCGTGAAGGAGTCGGCCGTCACCACCGGGCGCGCGGTGACGCTGGCGCGCAGGCGCCCCGTGTCGACGAGCGGCTTGCCGCGGTCGCCCTTGCGGCGGTTGCGGGCGCGCGCGCGGGCGAGGGGCCGCCACGGCGAGGCATCGGGCGCCTTGGAGCCGCGGAAGCCTTCGGCGACGAGGTCGACGGCCTCGGCCGCCATCGCCTTGACCGCGACTCGAACGCCCTGCGCCCCCACGCGACGGAGCGAATCGCCGAGGGAGCGCAGCGCACCGAAGTCGCCCGAGACGCCCGCCACGTCACCAGCCCCGCTCGCTCGACGAGGCCGTGGTCGGCGCCGTCGAGGCGCGGGCGTAGGTGCCGGGGCCCGGCGTGGTCACGCCGCCCGACACCGAGGCGCGCCCCGCCGACACGTCCTTGAGCCACGCGCGGGCGTTGTCCGCGCGGGTCAGGATCACGTCGCCGTTGGCGCGCCCCGGGTCGAGGCCACGCGAGGTCAGGAGCGTCTCCGCCGCGAGGGCGCAGACGCACTGCCGCAGGTCGTCGCCCCACGCCGTGAGGGGCACGGCGTAGCGCGAGCGCATGTAGGAGTCGGCGAGCGCGGACGCCGCGTCGAGCGCGTCGTCCTGCGTCGCAGTGGCGACGCCCGAGAGCGCCGCGGAGGGGAGGCCGAAGCGCGCGAGGTCGGTGCGGTCTGCGTACGCCATGCGTCAGCCTCCCCGCGCGATCACGCCGTGCACTTCGCGGCGAGCCAGAAGGGCCCGTAGCCCGCGGCGCCGCGGGCCTTCACGCCGTAGAGGAACTTGTTGCGGAGCATCACGTACTCGTCCGACGGGGCCGTGAGGGAGACCATCTCTGGCGCCTGCCGCTGCTGGAAGATGAACGGCTTGATCGGCCGCGAGCAGTCGAGCAGGTACCAGGTGGTGTCCGAGCCGCCCGCGTTGGCGGAGAGCTGCGGGGCGACGACCACCTCGCAGAGCCCGCGCAGCACGTTGTCGACGGCCGCGCCCGACTCCACGATGGTCGACGCCTGCACGATCTTGCGCGCCTTCACCTCGAGGGCGGGCGGCACGAGGAGCACGTTCGGCCGGACGCGCAGGCTCTCGCCGTCCTCGCCCGCGTACTCCATCATGCTCGCACGCACCGCGGCGAAGTTGTCCGCCGTCAGCGCCGTCGACGCGACGAGGTTGTCGATGGTCGACGACCCGAGCGTGTGCGAGTTGGAGAAGAACGCCGCGCCGTCGTAGCCGGTCTCGGTGCCGCCCGCGAGCACGGCGGCGAACACGAGGTCGTCGGGCCAGAGGCGCGCCTGCTGCCCCATGTCGTCGACGGTCATGTTGTAGACGCCGATGTTGTCGTCCTCGATGTCGTCGCGGTCGATCTCCAGCGTGAGCTCGTAGCTCTCGTTGTCGAGCGAGTAGCGGTACGACTTCGCGTTGACGATGCGGCGCTCGCCCTCCCACTGCCGGAGCTTCGCGAGCTTCGCGTGCATGGGGTAGACGTTGCCGCGCCCGCCCGACGGGATGGTCGTGGCGATGGTCGGCGAGATGGGGGTGACCGCGCCGCAGGCGGTCTTGAAGCGCTGGTCGATCGTGACCTGAAGCGCCCGGAGGGAACTCGGGGTGATCTGCATGTGCGTGGTCCTTGTGTGTCAGCGCGGACGGATCACGCCGCGGTGGTGGGGATCGCCCCCATGGGGTTGACGAGCATGAGCATCGCGTTGCCCGACGTGCCGTCGGCGAGCGCCATGCCCATCACGAAGCTGCCGACGAGGGCGTCGGTCGCACTGCCCGACGTGGTGTCGGTCGTGGCGGCGACGGCGGCCTTCGCGCGCGCCGTGGCGGCGGTGGTGGCGAGCAGCGTGCCGTCCGCGATGGAGCCGCCCGAGATCACGCGCGCGGGGCCGAGCACGCGGACGATGCCGATCGCGGCCGACGCGGGCGCGTTCAGGAGCACGCCGAGGGCCTGCTCGCCCGCGGTGTCGGCGAGCACGATCTGCGACGAGCCGTTGAGCTTCACGAAGAGGTTCTGCCCCATGGAGCTCAGGTCGGCGCCTGCGGGGAAGAGCACGTCGTGGACGGCGCCGCCGGCCTCGGCGCGGTTGAGGAGGCCGACCTCGACGATGGGCTTCGTCCCTTCGAAGCCGACCACCACGCCGCACGCGGGGTAGGTGCCGGCGACGTTGGTGCGCGACACGACGTTGTCGTCGGCCGCGTAGACGATGCGCCCGATGTCCGCCTCGGAGATCGCGGCGGTGGACGAGCTGTTGACGAGGTAGAAGGCGCCCCGCTCGACGGGGCACTCCAGCGCGCCCGCGGTGCCCGCGCTGTTGTCCGACTCCTCCTGCGCCACGCCGACGACGTGGAGGGAGGCGTCGGCGCTCGCGGGGACGAGGTAGCCGGAGAGGTTGAGGGCGACGATGGTGCCCTGGTAGATGTGCGTCGAGGCGGCGACCGGGAGCTTCATCAGCTTGCGGACGACGGCCTCGGTGCCGTAGCGGCGGGTGTCGAGGTTCGTGGCGGCGGCGGTCATGTGCAGGTCTCCTTCACGCGCTCTGCGCGGTCAGCGCCGCACGGATCGCGGCGGGGTCGACGCTCGCCTGACGGGCGAGCGAGTTGATGGTGGCGTCGTCGACGTCGACCGCGAGCGCGGCGGGCTTCGCGGGCTCCTCGTGCGCGCGCTCCTGCGAGACGCTCACGACGGGGTGGCGCGCGGCGCGGAACGCGGCGACGGCCTCGGCGGTCGAGAGCGCCGAGAGCCACGACGAGGGCTTGCCGTCCTGCTCGCGCTCGGCGGGGGTCAGCTTCCCCTCGCGGACGCAGGCGTCGAGCTCGGCGTCGCGGGCGGCCTTCGCGCGGGCGGCCTCGTCGGCCTGCACCTTCGCGCGCAGGGACGAGAGCTCGGCGGCGTCGCGCTTCCACGCCTCGACGGCGCCGAGGGCCTCGGCGTGCGTCTTGGCGCCGGTGGCGGCGACGAGCGCGTCGCGCTCGGTCTTGAGGTTGGCGTTGTCGGTGCGGAGGGCCGCGAGGGCGGTGAGGCCCGCGGCCTCGTCCGTCGCCGCGAGGGCGACGAGGACGGCGGAGGGTGCGGTCATGGGGGGAGACTCCTGCGCGGGCTGCGCGGGCTGCGACGCGCCGACCATCGGCGCGGGCGAGGGGCTGAAGACGAAGCGCGCGCCGCCCTCGACGGGGACGTACTGCTCCTCCACCTCGACGGCCTCGCCGATGACCACGTCACCGGCGGCGGAGGAGATGGAGTAGGTGGCGCGGAAGCAGCGCTCGGAGCCGTCGGGGCCGCGCACCTCGTAGACGACGGCGTCGGCGTACACGTCCTCGACCTCGACACCCCAGCCATGCACGGCCGTCAGTGCGCGGGCGATGGCCTCGCGGATGTCGTCGAAGCTCATGGCGAGGTGTGCGACCTGCGCGGCGCCGCGGCGGTCGCGGGCGAGCACGAGCGGGCGGGCGTTGTGCGTCGCGGGGTACGGCGTCAGCGCGAGCGGCCCGAGGGACAGCACGCGACGCGACTCGCGGTCGTAGGTGAACGTCGGCGAGACGTAGCGGTACTCGGGCAGCGTGCCCGACTCGCCAGGGCGGATCGCCGCGAGGCCCACGTCCGTCCACTGCGGGACGGCCCACAGCTCGCCGTCGACCACCTCGGGCACGTAGTACCCGGGCACGTCGCGCTTGCGGCCGTCGGGGGCTTCGAGCGAGCCGTGGTCGAAGTCCATCGGCAGGTCGACGCCGCACCGCTGGAACTCGTCCATCACGGCGCGCGCGGCCTCGGCGTCGAAGAGGAACATCCCCTTCGTCGTGTGGTTCTCGCCCGCGGCGAACATGCGGATGCGCTTCGGCGGGAACTCGCCCCCGAGGGTGAGCGCGTCGAGTCGCGCCGTCGCGGCGCGCGGCGTGTGCTTGCGGCTGGTCATGGGTCCCCTGTTCAGGTGGCGGAGGCGTCGGGCACGAGGGCGTCGCCGTCGTCGTCGCGAGAGATGAAGCGGTACAGCCTCACCGGCCCGTCGGGCGTGGTCACCGTCACGTCGTAGAGTCGATCCGCCGGCACTTGCGCGGGGTCGACCTCCTCGCCGTCGAGGTAGAAGTTGGGCACGAAGTCGTTCATTCGATCTCTTCGAGGTCGACGAGCAGTTGCGACTCGGACACGCGCTGTCGGCCCGTCACGCGGAAGCGCGTCCCCGGCGGGAACAGCACCTCCGCCTCGGCTTCGAGCGAGTAGGGCGCCCCGAGAGCGGCGCCGCTGCGGTGCTTGCGGATGCGGTAGACGACGCTCGGCTCGGTGTTGAACATCCCGCCCGAGAAGCCGACCGCGACCTTCGGGTCGCGCGAGGTCGACAGGAACGTCGGCGCGGTGATCGTGTCGGCCGCGGCGAGCGCGTCGAGCTCGGCGAAGTCCTTGAACTGCGCCCCGCGGAACAGCACCATGTTCGCGGGCGGCGCGGGGATGGCGCGCACAGCGGCGGTGGTGTCGCGGATGAGCTCCTCGACGCCGTCCATCGCCTTCGGCCCGAACCGCTTGCGCACCGCGTCGGGGCCGGCGCGCAGGTAGAGGTTGACGGGGCCGTAGGCTGGGCCGGTGTACCGCTTGAGCGCCGCGACCTGCTCGCGCGTCAGCCCGGCGTTGAAGATCGCGTCAGCGGCCTTCGCGTCGAAGGCCCGGTCGCCGAGCGCGTTCTGCGGGTACAGCTTCCGGTCGTGGTCGCCGAGGAGCTTCTTGTCGACGAGCCGATTGACCGGCAGCGCCTCGAACTTCGCGGCCTTGTCGTTCGGCAGCGCGGCGGCCTTCTTCGGCTTCGGCGCCTTGAACTCGATGCGCGCCCGCTCGGGCGGCGGCGGGGTGAACGCCGGCATCTCGCGCGTCGGCGCCCGCGGCTTCGCCGGAACGGGCGGCGCGAACACCGGCATCTCCACCGTCGGCGTGCGCGGCCGGTAGGCGCTCGGCCCGCTCTGGTACGCGGCCCACACCTCGGGCGGGTAGTCCGCTGCGCGGGGTCGCCAGCCTTCGGCCTCCGGCGTCGCGCCGAAGCCCTGCTGCGCGGCGACCATCGGCGGAGCGCTCGTCGCGGCCTTCGCCCGCGGGTCGCTCGCCCTGAGCCCGCGCACCGTCGACCTGCACGCATGGTGGCAGGGCGGCGTGTGCGTCGACCACCACGGGTCACTCGCCGCGAGCACGGTGCCGCCGAGCGCCGAGCAGATCGCGGAGGTTCGCGCGTCGCCGACCGCGTCGAACATCCACACCGGCCGGCTGCGGGCGACCTCGGGGTCGCGGAGCTGCTCGACGCGCCCGTGGACGTACGCGCGTTGCGTCGCGTTGCGGAACACGAGTTCCATGCGCCACGCGGGGTTGGCGACGGAGCCGCCCCACTGTTCGAGGAGCGATGGGGCGACCTCGCGCTTGAAGTCGCGGAGCGTGGTGCCCGACGCGAGCGCGGCGTCGAGCGCGCGCCACACCTCCGACACCACCGTCAGCCGCGCCACACCCGCGAGGGTGAACGCGCGCCCGGCGGCGTCGGCGGCGAGCGCGTCGAACGCCGCCTGCGTCATCGGCACCCGTGCGCGGAACCACCGAAGCGCCTCGTCGAACGTCGGCGGCGGGGCATCCTCCGCTGCGGCCGGCGCATCGAGGGTCGCGAGGGTCACAGTTCGTCGAGCACGTCGAAGCGGCCCGCGAGCCGCGCGAGCGTCTGCGCCTTCTCCAGCGCCGCCGTGAGGGCGTCAGGCGCGGCGTCGGAGAGCATCGCGAGGAGCCCCGCGCGCAGCGCTTCGGGGGAGTCCGCGCCATCGATCACGGCCGCGAGGGAGGCGAGCGTCGGGCGCATCGCGCGGACGCCTGCGCCCGCGCCGCGGGCGACGACGACGTCGAGGTAGGGCTGCGAGCGCGGAGGCTCACCCGCAAGCGCGGCGGAGGACAGCCCCGCCGCTTCGAGTTGGCGGACGACCTTCTCGGCCCACGTCCGCCCAGCGTCGCCGCCCCACAGGAGCCACGCGACCCACGCGGGCGAGGTCTTGTCAGTGCGGCGCGCCTCGGCCTCGCCGGGGCTGCTCTCGTGCCGCGCGAACCACGCGACCATCTTCCGCGCCTTCGCTGGCGTCACGTCGCCGCCGCGCGCGAGACGCCGCGCCCACCGCACGGTCGCGGGCCGGAGCCCGTCGCCGCCGTAGCCCTCGGCGTGCAGATCGAGCCCGCGCGCGCAGGCGTCGCGGACGCCCTGCGGCGGGGTGAGGTCGACGCCCGCCACGAGCGCCACAAGGGCGCCGTCGGGCGGCGGCTCCTCGTCGTCCTCGGCGGGGTCTTCCGGGGCGTCGGGCGCGTCGCCCGTGTCAGCGGGCGGAGGCTCGGCGGCGGGCGGCTGCGGGGGCTCTGGGGCGCGCTTGAGGGGCACGCCGTAGCGCGCCGCCATCGCCTCCACGTCGACCGTGAGGCCCGCGGCGGAGGCGGCCTGCGTCCACGCCGTGAGCGCCTCCCCGGCGGTCTTGTGCGTCGCCGCGAGGGCGGAGGTGTCCGTCGGCGGCGTCGCGTCCCACACGGGGCGCGGCGCGAGGTCGGCGTCGCCGAAATTGAACCACGCCCACGGGCGGAGGATCTGCGCGTACAGCGTCTCCGCGAGGCCCGCGGCGTCCGCTTCGAGGAGGTCCTGACGGATCGCGTCGAGCGCCTGAGCCTTCGCGTAGGAGCCGCCCTCGGTGGCGTTGTTGGCCTGCCCGAGGAGAGCAACCGCGATGGCCTGGTCCGCGTGAGCTAGCAGCCCCTTGAAGCCGTCGGCTGCGGCGACGTTGCCGGGCTCGAGGTACTTGACGTCGAAGCCCCGGCCCTCGCGGTCGCGCGGGAGCATGACGAGCCCCTCGGAGCCGAGGCGCCGGAGGTCGTCGAAGAAGGCGTCCTTCTCGGGCGCGTCGGCCTCGAATGGGACGACTGCGCCGACGATGGGGAGGCCGTGCTTCTCGCTGTGACGGCTCCAGTCGCGGCGCGCGTACTGCCGCGCGAGCCACGGGAGCGCGAGGCCGCGCACGGCGGCCGTCATCCACGGGCGCGACCCGTCGGGCGCGTGGACGAGCCACGACCCATCGCCCGGCGTCACCGGGACGAGGCCCGCGGTGGTGCTCGCACGGAGGCCGCCGCCGATCGTGTCGAGGTCGACGTGCTGCGGGTGGAAGAGCTCGGCCGACGGCGTCCACCGCCGCGCCGTGGTCGACCACTCCGCCGTCGCCGTCGCGAAGCCGAGGAGCACGCCCCACCGTGCGAGGTCGTGCTGGAGCGCGATCGGCGCCATGCGCGGCCACGCGCGCTCGGCTTCCTTCGCGACGGCCTTTGCGCGCCGCTGGTCACCGAGCGTCGACGGCTCCAGGCGGAACGGGAGCCCCGTCACCGCGAGCACGCGCGTCCGCACGTCGGCCCCGATGCGGTCGTCGCCGAGCATCGCGTCGACGAGCATCGCCGACTCGACGAACACGCCGTTGATGTGTGCCGTCAGCGCCTGCCGCACGCGCGCGACCGTCCAGCGGTCGTCGAGCACGTCCGCCCACGCGCGAGCGGGCGGCGTCGGCCGCCTCCCCTCGGGGCGCGGCATCACGTGGACGGTGGCGGGCATCGGTCAGAACGACGGGCGGAGGAGGCCGCGGGCGCGCTTGGCGTCGGCGGCGTAGTTCGACGGCTCGCCCGCC